ATCTTTCTTTAGCAATATTTTGAATTTTTTTATAAGCTTCTCCAGTTAAATTTAACTCTGATAATTTAGTTACATCAATACCTGTAATATCAGATATTAATTTTTTTTGCATATCTAAATTAAATTCAGTAACTTTCTTAACTTCATCTATAGCAGATTTTTTAACTTTACTTCCAAAAGTATCACCAGCTACAGGGCTTGTTGAAAGTTCTTTAGCTGTTTGACCAACTATAGTAGTAGGATCAGTGCTACCTAAATTTTGTTTTATAAATTTGTTAGCATCTAATTCATTTAATCCTAAACCACCTTGATCTTTTGGTAACATTAATTGATCTTTCATTTCTTTTAATAGCTGATCATTATTTAAATTTTTACCTGCACCTTCTTTATATGAATTAACAAAATCTTTTATTACTTTTCTTGATAAAGCACCTTCACCTAAACCTAAAGTAGATTTCATGGTTAAATAAATTCTTTTAGCTTGATTCATTACAGGGAACATTAATCTAGTTGCACCTCCTGCAATTCCTCCCATAACTAGAGCTTGTTGTATCATATCTGCATCAGTCATATCTTGATTTTGATTATAATAATCTTGACCAATTTTCATTTTAAAATATTCACCAACAGCGTTTGTCATACCAGTAGAAAGAGCTACAGCGTTAGGTCCGCCTCCAGCTGTAAAGTAGCCAGCAACCATATCAGCTAAAATTATTGGTATATCTGCTGTATAACCTTGAACGTCTTTTTTCCATTCGCCTGGCTCATTAAATAATCTGTATTTATTATCTCCACCTAATTCAGTTGGTATTTTAAAGATAGCTCTCTTTTTACCATCAGCAAACTCTTTTAATTGTACGTGAACATCTGGTCCTTTATAATTTAAACTATAATATTTACTTTGTTGATCCTCGGGTAAAGAATAAATAATTGCATTTTTAATTGCTTTTTCATTATCTCCACCTAAACCAGAAAATGACATAGATATACGTGCAGCAGCAGGTGCACCTTCGTCTGGATTAATACCTTCTATTTTAAATATATCATCAGTATCTAAATATTTATTTATATTAGAGTAATTTTCAATAATAGAGCTTCTATTTAAAGTTTTAGCTAGTTCAACATCGTCTTTTGCAACTTTCTTTCTTACATCAAAAATAGTATCTTTAGCCAAGTTTATATCTACACCTGTAGTATATTTTGAATCTAAATCAGTTTGTGCTCTATTAGCTAATTCGTTTTTAATTTCTAACCAAGTTTCTGGATTTTTATTAGATTCAATTAATTTAACAGCATCATCGTATGTTGCATATGAGCCATTATCTTTTGTTTTAAACCAGTCTAAAAAATTTAAAATTGTTTCTTCTTCTTTTGTAGCGCCTTTAGTAGCCTCTATATCTTTCGCTTCGTTTTTTGCTGTTACAATTAATTCTTCTCTTGACATAGTTCATACATATTAAATATCTGGTGCGTTTTCTAAATCTTTAAGCGCCTCATCAATTTGATCTTCATTAGTTTTTTTATCTTCAGAAACTACTGGTGCTGGAACTTTTTTATCTCCTCCACTAAAATCAGAAGAAGTAATTTTAGAATATCTATCAAATCCACCTAAGTCTATAGATGCTGCAGCTTCTGCTAAAGCTAAAGGAGAAAAATCACCTTCGCCTGTTGAGTATTTATTATAATCTTGTTGAAAACCAAGTTTAGCAGCTTCTGCATATAATTCATCTTTATTATAAGAATTTATTAAATCTGCTCTAATAAAATCTGCTCCTTTAGTTTTAAATTGATCTTCAAATGATTGATTTTTTTCTAAACCTTTTCCACGTGCAAAAGAATTTAAAAAATCATTTTTATACGAGTTTATTTTATTAATAGCATCTTGAGTTCTTAAAGAATAAACAAATGCTAATGGTGAGTTTTTTTCTGTTGGAAATGTATTTCTTTTTATTTCTACATCTTTATCAGATACAGGTACTAATTGTCCAATATCTCCTAATACCATAGAATCAATTAATTTACTTACTTGTTGTAAATAAGTTGCTTCGTCTTGAATTTTATCAAAGAAAGCATTATCAGGTTTCATTCCTGCTGGAAGAACATCTGCAAAAGCTTGTAAACCTTTTGGAAATTGAGAGTAAATTAAACCTACAGGAATTTGTCCTGAATCAATAATTTGTTTAGCAGTAAGTTTTTTAAGTTGATCAAAATACACAACATTTTGTGATGCTTTACTTAAACCTTCATATTCTTTAAATAATTTTTTATATAAAGGTTGCATTTGAGCAGTTAGCGTTTCGTCTTTTTTTAAATTTAATTTAAGCATATCTATTAATGCTTCATTTGCATCTTTATTTTTTTTAGCTTCTGCAGCAAGTTTTTTTGCTTCTATTGTATCTCTTTTAGTTTGTATTGCTTCTGATTCTAAAAATCCTTTCTTCTGACCCCCGGCTATAGTACCAAATGTTGACTTAGCTTGAGTAATAGGCGTATATGAAGAAGCATCAATAATAGTATTTAAACCAGATAGAAACATAGCTCTTTTTTCACGGTCATCATATACTGTTTCTAATTTCTTTTCTGCACCTTCAGCAATATTTTGAAAAGCACTTCCTACACTTTCTACAAAACTTTTAAATCCACTTTCTTTTTTTTTACCACCGCCAGAACTAACATTATTTTGTTCGTCAATTGTACTTTTATCTATTTCACTTGTTAATGCATTACCACCTTGTACTTCTATTTTAGAATCATCACCTTTGAATTGTTGTTCTTTTGTTGTAAATGAACCTATTTCTTTTTTTATTTTATCTAATCCTTTTTTTTCTTCATCAGATAATTTTTCTTCGTCTATAACAACTTTCTGAAGACCTCCAGGATTATCTTTATTCTCCGCAAAAAAAACAGCCATTAGTTTACCTTTTTAAATTCAACATCTATCTTAGAGTAATCTACCATTAAGTAACCATCATCATTGACTATAGAAGCATGTGGTACTTGATGTGCCATTACACCTTGATAAGTTATGTCATCACCTTTATATTTAAAGTTATAAATATTTATTCCACTAGGAGATTGACCAACTAATTGAATATTTTCTTTAGCTCTAATATCTGACATTGCAGCGAAAGCTTGACCTGCACCAACTATTTGTGCAAATGGACTAGGAGCTCCTACAGGTGTTCCTACCATCGCTGATCTTTCTTCTCCATATGTTCTAATAGGCGCACCTGCTAAAGCACCAATCATTTGTCTTACTTGACCAGCAGGATATTCTCTTTCTTCAATAAAATCTCTGTAAGCTTCTGTTAAACCAGCTTGTTCTATTCCTCTTGCTAAACTACCAGCTTGACCTAAACCAGCTGCAGCACCAGCAAGACCTGATAATTGAGCTTGTGCAGATTGTAATTGAGCTGCTCTATCTGCAGCAAATCTTTGAGCACCAGATTCAAAACCAGCTTGTCTTAATCTAGCTGATGTATCAGCAACTTGATCTAAATATCTTTCTCTACCTAAAACTCTTTCTATACCTTCTCTTGATCCACCAAAAGCTCCTGCTCCTATAGCTCTTGCTGCCATTCCTCTTTCTTGTTGACTAAAAGCCTCTCCTAAATCACTTAGTGTAGATTGAATAACAGCTTCTTGATATGGATTCATATATTGTTGCATAGTTGCAGTATCATAAGTTTGTGCTCCTATTTGAGCTAATTGACCTGCTTGTGGTAAAATTTGATTAGTGAATACGTCAGAGGCTGCTTGTTCTTGTGGAGTTATTTGAGCTACACGTTGACCTTGATAACCTACATAAGGTTGAGTAAAAACATTTTCTGCTGTTCTTAAAGTACGTTCTTGTATTTCTTTAAAATATTCTGGTATCTGCGAAGTAACTGTTTGTTGACTTGGCGCTTGTACTACTGTTGTTGATGGTTTAAAAAGACTACCCATTGATTATATATGTACCTCCAATATTTTTATAACCTAATTTGATAAAAGCGTTATGTTTTCTTTCAACGTCTTTACCTTGTGTTATTTCGCATAAAGCAGTCAATTTTTTACTTTGTGCGTATTCTTTAAAGACTATCATCATAGCTCTAAAAATATGAAAATTACGATATTTTGGATTAACATGTAACCATAGACTTCTTAAAAATCTTTTGTCGCTATACCATGTTTCGTCTACAGCAGCAGCCATAGTTCCTACAATAACATTTTCATATTCTACTACTATAACAAAACTATTCTTAATGTAAAATATAATATGATCTAGTAATTTTTTATTATTTACATTACCGAAGTTATAAGGTGATTCTGGAAGCCATGTTTTAAGCAATTCTCGTACTCGTACAGCATCATCAATACGAGCTTGTCTTATTTTATATTTATCTTTTTCCATCAGGTCTTATATTTATTCTAATTGTACCAAATCTCCAATTATCTCCAACTCCAGTGTTTTCTATTTTTAAACTTGATTGTCTTCCTCTTATACGAGTATTATAAAATCTTGTTGAATTATTTACTGTTATAGCTTCACCAGTGGTTTTAGAATCATTTGGATAATCTCTTGTCTTTAAAGTAATAATTGCATTACCTGTCATATTTTGAAAATCAGGAATTACTTTATTAATAAAACTAAAATTTTCTCCATCAGCAATATCTCCATCTCCAGATTCAATAAAAGCTGTCATACTAGAGCCATCAGCGTCTACACCTTCTTCATGCCTGTAAATTAAACTTCTACCAGCTGTTAATCCATTTATTGTAGAATAAGTATTGTTAGTTGCATTAGGTAAATACTCAGTTGCTAAAGGATTTAATTCAACACCATTATCTTGATATGTACTTCTAGATAAATTTCCAAAATACCAACTATTTTCCAAATAGTTATAAATAACATATCTATCTATTTGATCAGAATCAGTTGAACAATAATACCATACTATTTCTGAAAAGTCAGAAGTTTGACCTGCATAAACTTGAGAATATTGAGTTTTATTTATGTCATCAAATACATAATTTAAAACACTACAAGGTATTTCTTGTACAGCACCAGCATATCTAAAAAACTGCCCATCAGACATCCAATAAGCGACATCATCTACAACAATAGCACTATTTAAACCAACTGCTCCGCAATCATTACCAAGCTGTCTAAATCCAAAAATAAAAGGTGGACCAATAAATGACATAGAATGCATTGTAGTATCTGTCCATATCAATATTGTACCTTTAGCAGGTTTAGCACATCTAATTTCACTTCCACCTGCTATTCTTTGAGAACCTGCAGAGTTAGTAACATTAGCTTGAAAAGAATTAAAATTTTCTTGATCACTAAATCTAATAAACATTTTATCTTGTGTTGATGTATCACCGATTGTTGTTTCTGTACCCATAAGAATTAAATGTCTTGTTTCTGTAGATACTACAGAAAGTGTACTAGCGGTTGGTGCATTTGCAATTAAAGTAGCAGGATTATCAGTTAAACCATTTGAAGTATTCCAGATATAAGTAGAACCATCTCTTTGTGTTATTATTAAATCTTCTCCCCAATTATTCATAGACCATTGTCTCATATCTAAAGTTACATTAGATGAAGTTCTTGGTTGATTCCAAGCTAAAGCATTCCATGTTGTTTCAATATCTCCAAAACCAAATGTTTGTTTATCTGGACCAACTGAAATTTGATATGATATATCACCATTAGCTATATTCGTATTACTTGTTGTTGCTGTATCATTAGATGTAATTACATAAGCGTCTGCATTAGTAATTGATTGTATTTCGTATTGTGCGTCAATACTTGTATTAGCAATACCACCTACACTTGTTAAACTACAATTAGATATAGTTATAAAGTCACCAGCAACAGCTCCATGAGAACTATGATTAACAGTAATATTAGCACTTGTAGCTGTAGTATCAAAAACAGATGTAAGAGTATTCGATTGTCTTATTGGAGTTATATCAGCATTATCACCTGATCTATAAACATAAACTTTTCTATCTGTACCTAAACCTTCGTATCTAATTCCAGTATTATCTAACCATTGATGTATTACTCTTGCAACTCCTACATAATAGTCTTGGCTAAATTTTTCCCAACCACCTAT